CAACTTCGGTGCTACTTGTTGTCATTATCGCGCTCCACCGCAGCGGCGACCAAGAGGATCACCGCGACGAGCAACATAAACAGTGCTGGCTGCAACATCTACTCCTCCAACTGTGCATCACGAACAGATGATGTTGTGTGCACCCTCTTCTTACTGCCTTTTCCGATCGCTGTCAAATATGCAATTGGGTCGCCCTTGAGGTCGCGCAGTGCCGCGTCGCAGATGGCAGACATTAGCGCGGGAATTCCACCTGGATATTCGCGCATCAACTTTGCAATGCGAGCGTAGTCGGTTCTCTGTGGGACGATGCCATTCATCTGCCCCATGAATTCAACAAGTCTTCCCTGTCGGTTCGGCCCTGCCACAATGTATTCCATCCACTCTTTCATGCTCCGAACCTTGACTTGTGCATCGTGTTCGTCGCGAAGACCGAGACGGTTCAGTCGGTCGCGAGCGGCCGCTGCAAGCGCCTCCCTTGCCTCACGCATTCCATCAGATGGAACCTGCCACTCGTCCCAATCGTGAACAGCAAGACCATCCATCAATCCAACTCTTCGGAAGTGCGGTAGGAACTTCGCGTTCTGCGTTCCCACAAGCCCCTCAATGTGCTGATCTGATTCAAACACACCATTTGTTTCCGACGCGGAGCAGAGAAGAACTACCCACGCCCACCGTGCGTTGTTGTCCGGCAGGCGCCACAGCTTCTTGTGTCGCGGTAGGTCGCTGTAGCAGCGCCAGTACACTCGATGGTCGGGTGTCTCCTCAATTGGAATGATCTGGGGCTTCACCCCTGATCCCCTTCGCCAAGGGGTAGTTTCAACTGGTCTGGAATAATTTCCTCCTGACAATCAACACAAATGTCTGTGTCATTCGGAAAATATTCTGAGGTGTTGATCTGTTCACATGCCGCGCACTTCATCGCCCAATCGTACATCGACTCCTCCTTATTCCCAGTCAGGCCAAAGACCTTTCTTCAATGTTGGAACCATTCTATACAGTTCCTTACGGTCTTCAGGAATCTGCTGCGGGTGACTCTCAAACTTATTGCACAACGTCTTAAACTCGCATGTTGCGTGCGCAAAGGCCGTTGGGTTCGGATAGATTGCACCCTTTTCAATCGCGTCAAGGAACGACCTCGCGCCAATATACATCGTGTCAATCTGATCCTGCGTTCTTGTTGTCACTCTGCGATCCACGTTTACACCCTTGGCCGAATTGCTAATGATGTTGAATGTGATCGTAGGGTCATGACTAAAGTTCTCCCTAATGGCATTGACGTAGGCTGTTGCCTGAATGTCGCCATTCTCCCTATCCTTTTCCCACCTGCGCTGCGCCGTCTTGTGCTCTACGACGTTAAGGTCTTTGTTGATCATGTCAAGATTGGTCTTGAGTTTGATCGGAAGCTTTCCCAGTCGGGAGTGCTTAATCTCGGACATCAGCGTGTGCTCAACGTGCTTGGCTTCCCAATCGTCACCTTCAAGCAAGGCGGCGCGAAGCATCTCCTCGCCAGCAAAGCCCTCGCTCATTGAGTCACGTTCCTTTTCGCCGCCCCAATCAACCTTCTCTGCCTCTAGCGCCCACGTCTTCCTGTAGTGGTCGTAAGCCATCGAGAGGTCGCCGTTGCGCTTGCCGCCAGTGAGCGGCTCGTACCAGCGCTGAAGGCCAGCGTGTACGGAGGTCCCAAGAGCAAAGTACGCCGTGGTGCGATTCGTCCACATGCCGAGGCGATACTTGTACCACCAGCGCAACGGGCAAGAGAGGAACTCTCTTAGCTCGCTGACACTGATGTGCTGAGGATTTCGCTCCTCAATCATCCAACAATCTCCGTGCGGCGGCTCTTGAACTTCTTGACAAGGAACTCTCGGGAAATCTCGTCAATTTCAATTCCGTCAGCGGAAGAGTTGTTTACCTTCTGCCCAACTGCGTTCAACTGCTCCATTGTGGTTGCCGAATCAAACTCGTCGGAAAACTTCTGCACTTCTGGCGAAAGGACCATGTCATCAAACACCTCTGCAGCAGCCTTCGCGAGCGTCTTTGACGTGCCGCCCTTTGACTTGATCTCGTCGTCCGAGGCGATGCGCTTGGACGGAAGGCCAGCCATGACAAGGGCGCGACCCACTGCCGACGTCTCGCAGTTCTCAATCTCGGAACCGCGGGTGTACGGCGTAGCGCCTGGAATCTGCATCGCGCTGTGTCCGATTCCTGCTGGGTAGTGATCTATAAACCCGAGGTCGTCACTGCTGCCCTCGCCCTTTACGCCGCGGTAGGCACGAGCCTCAATCACCACGCGCTTCTCCGTGTGCTCAACAATTTTAGTTTCAATTCTTGCATTTGGATACGCTTCGTACCACGCGCGAATTCGCTCCGCTACATCCACGTAATCCTTGAGTGCGCTCTTGTCGAATGCCATTTCAGTCCTCCTTATTCATGTACTGGTCGAGATCCTCGAACAGCTTTGCTTCATCAACACCAAGAAATTCAGAAATGCGCTGGCGCATCGGCTTACTGATTGGCGCCTGCCCATACTGCACTTGGTTCAGATAACCATACGACACCCCAAGGTGTCGTGCAAGAAACCTTCTCTTAATCCCGGTTTCCTCTAGCAGTCTCCACACCCAGGCGGTCTTCTTGCGTTGAACCAGGCGCTGCTCTGCAAAGTTTGGCCCTGTTTGCTTCATTGGTACTTCAATCCCTTCCAGGCTCATCCGAGCCGACTAGCCATTGCTGTAGCGCGTAGTTGATCCCCTCGTAGTACGCTGCGTGCTCTTCGGGGGTAAGTTGTGGCTCCATTCCAGCGGCTGCATTTGCAGCCTCAAACCCGATCACCGTCTTTGGCTTTTCTGCGGAGTCTGATTTGTCTAGCACCATTTTTAGATGAAGACTGAATCGCCAGCTCCCGAGTTTCGTCATTTCGAATTCCGTCATTTTCGTATCTCCCTTTGCTGTGGGAATAGCACTCTTCCAAAATACACAAAGAGTGCGTAGATCCCGCCTTGTCGATGGTCTCATCAAAGCTCATCACTCTTCCGCCGCGCATGCAATGCTCATTTGAGCAGAACAGCAGGCCGGTTGTGAGCTCATAGAGTTTCCCGCTACATGCGTAGCAGGATCTCCACCAGATCCCCTTTTCAGCCATTTCCCCTCCTTCGAGTATGACCTTACTGGATTGTATCACCCTTTGTCAAGGCGCGTTCGGGGAGGCAGGGCACCGTCAGTTAAACTCTTCGTTCCCGAATAGGTCTAATGACTCATCGTGAGAGAGGGGCTCGCCCATGCGGATCTCATCGAGAACCTTGTTCATCTCCACGCGAAGGTCCGCAGTCATGCCCTTGGCACCCGACTCCTGCTCCATGATCAAAAGCGCATCGTTGGTGCTGTGCCAGATTCCGTCCTCGTCGTTGAGGTGGGATTCAAAGAGGGTCTCGTTCTTTGTTTTTACGAGACGCATAATCGCCCACGTCCCCTTTTCCGTATTGTAGACGACGACATGCTCATCAACTCCGTTGAGGGAGACTAGGCGTGCCTTATTACCGATTTGCCCCATGGTTTCTGCTCCTTTCCGCGGAAAACCCGTCAGGGTACCGCCTCCTTGAATATGACCTTACTTTATCGTATCACCCTTTGTCAAGGCGCGTTCGGGGAGGCAGGACATGTGGTACTTGTTATTGCCTTTCTTTACCAGGGGGCCCAGGCCCTTCCTCGTGATTCCCCATTTCCTAGCGGGGCATATCTTGCTGTGGCAATACCCACTAGGGGACGTATTCTCCTCGATCATATGCAAAGCCCTCCAAATATTCGTATATAGCCTCACGCCATTTGCGAGAGGACTCCGTTTTAATCCGGTGATGCCAGCCGCAAAGGGTCACCAGGTTCCATTCCTCTGATGGCCCTCGCCTCCCCATACCATAGCTGAAAACGTGATCCATCTCCAGGACGATGCCTGTACCAGGACCAAACTGGCTTCCGCACTGGTCGTGCATGCCAATCCTTGGCCCAACGCACCCTTTGTCCCTGGCCAAGACGGCCTTTCTCATTGCGGGCGTAACCGGATCTCGATGACCCATTAGGACTTCTTTCGCCCACGGCTTTTCTTAATGACTGGCTCCTTGTCCACGTCAATTAACTTTGGCCTTGGCGCCTCTCCGGAATCCTTGAGAACTCGGCATGGCATGCAGAAGCAGGGCTGCTGATGATAAAACTTATCAGCCATTCGCTTCGCGGGATTCTACTGATCGCATTACCTTGCTTGACCATGCCTTGCCAGCATCTCCACCCCAGAGAGCCCAGGCGATTCTTCCAGCAGAAGGGAATCCCTTTTGCCCTGGAGCCCATCCCTCGCCCTTCTTGTCAACCTCATGCCTGGCAAGGTACGCGCGCATCTTTCTTACGCGAGCAACTGTCATCTTGTTGCCAACAAGCATGCGTGCGGTTTGCTGGCCTGGGCCAATGCCGCCACGACCGAACTCTCTTCTCCAGTCAAGACCCTTTTGAGCCTCAGACTTCACTCCAGAAGGAACATCGAGGTTTATCCCATCGGCATTCTCGATTTCAACCTCAGCAATGTTCTTCGCCGCTGGATGAGACGAAGAATACGCGCGCGCCGCCTGTTCGTCAGTATCGTAGAATGCGACCACATTGTAGCCGTCCCTTTCAACCTTCTGAGACTCGTATCTCTTAAAGTGAAGGGCGGCGTCGTCCGGGAACGTGTTGCGAATTACATCCGCGACAGGTATCCCGAAATCCACAAGAAGATCCTTAATCAGATCAGGGCTTTCCTTTGAGCGTGTGATTGCAATGATTTCCACCCCCGCCTCGATGTACATGTCGAGTTCATCAATTACGTGGGCGGGGCAGTTCTCGTCCAGGACATTGTCTGACTCGATAATCACAGCAGACTTCTTGCCGGATTGCTGACGCGCGTTCATGTCAGGATTTGGCTTTGAATCAAGCTGGTCCTTGCCCTGGTCCGGCTTGCCCGGCGGCTTTGGCGCGCCTGGCGATTCGTCAACCGCACCCTCTGGGGCGTCTGGGATCGTTGGGGGGGCGGGCTGGTCAGGGTCACCGACCTTGCTCTTGAGGTAAAGCTCGTAATACCTCAGCGGCATGTATCCAAGCGGGCTTGGGAGCCAGATTTCGTTACCAAGGTCTCCAACTGCGTCCTGACCACGCTCCTTCAGGGCGTCGTTC